CAGCGCAACTACTACCGCAAGGCCCGCATCGAACTCGACAAGAAATACCTGCGACGCAAAGACATGAAGCAGACCGACGAATACCTGAGTCAGGTGCGCCTGCGCGTGAGCGAGCTTCTGCGCTGGGGCGAGACCCTTACCCCCAAGGCCAAGGAACTCTGCGAGCGGCTGGGCATCGACTGGGCCGATATGGAAGCCAAGGGAGGGGTGCTACAATGAGAGTGCTGGAACCATGCTGTATCCATAAGCAACTGGCTGATGTGGTGGAGAGCCTCACAGCCGGACCCTCTCCCTGCGCCCACGTGGTGGGCAACGGCGACTGGGACATCACCACCTTGCTGCCTATCCTGGCAGGCTACGCCACGGGAGGCGACCTCTACGTGGCGGTGGTGGTGCCTACGCCGGACTTGCTCAGCACCGTGGACCGCGTGCTCTCGGCCCTCACCACCGACGTGGAAACGAAGCAACAGCGCCCTCTGCTGCGCCATCTGACACTGCTCATCCAGACGCCCACCGTGCAGATGCAGGACACCGTGCGCGACTACCTCGGCGGGCACATCCGCGAGCGCCGCCTGACGGTGTGCGCCACCCGTGCCGCCTTCCGCTGCATCGCCGTGGAGGGCGAGCGGAGGCGCATCGTGGTGCAGGGCAGCATCCCCATGCAGAAGGACCATGCCCTGGCCATGATGACCGTGACCGTCGATGCCGCCTCGTGCGAGGATTGTGTCAGCGTTTTCCGTACAATGGAACACCTCCACGAGTTGAAGTAATACTTTAACGATTGCTTGTATTCGCTTGGTTTACAGTTTTACAGATAACTTTAAAACTTTAAAACTTTAAAACTTTAAAGCTGTAAAAATGTAGAACTTTAAAAATTTAAAACTTTAAAACTTTAAAAATTTAAAACTGTAAAACTTTAAAATATGGCCTCAGATATTTCCGCGGGCTTCCTGGAGAAGCTCCGCAAGCACTACGAGACGGGCGTCGCCCTGAAGCACATGAACCTGACCGAGGACCAGCGCAGGAGGGTGGAGGTGTGCAGCGATGCCTTCAAACGGTTCAGTTCGGACCCGTTCCTCAACCTGAACCAATACCTGCGCAACCGCTGGGACCGCTCCTTCAGCGAGATCCGCAACGACATCAAGGTGATCAACTACATGGCCTCGTTCTACGCCGAGGGGGAACGCCAGCTCTCCGCCATGCGCGTGCGCCACACGGCCACGGCGGCCATGCGTGCGGGCTTGGACAGCGGTAACTACAAGGACGCCCTGACGGGTGCCAAACTGCTGCTCGACCTTGACGACCTGGCCCACCTGCATGACGGCGAGGCGGACGAGAACAAGATCAACATGCCCATCGTCATCACCACCGACGCCAGCAAGCGCTACAAGAACAAGAAGAACTACGACGAGGATGCCATGCGCCGCATCCGTGCCAAGTACGGAGCCAAGGAGGACCCGTGGCAGGAGATGGTGCAGAACAAGGCGGGCGAGTACGTGGCCATCGAGACCCCCGAAGGACAGGAGGCATCCTCCGGCTATCCCGAAGAGGAAGAGGCGATGGAGATGGAGGAACCCACTGCGGACGGATGGGAGGGCGAACGCCCTGCCTACCGCACCGACCGCGACGGGGGCCGCGAACTGCTGACCGACCGCCCCGACTGGAACGCGGACGAGGAAGAGGAAGAGTAGAGAGTAGAGTGTAGAGAGTAGAGTTTAGAGTGTAGATTGTTATGCGAAAAGACTATTATAATACCGACCGCGAGAAGGCGTTGCGGGCCGCGCAGGAGAAGGCCAGCCGACGCTCGCAGAACCTGGATATGGCCGAGGACCTGAGCCAGGTGAACCTGATTTACCTGAATCCGGCGCAGGTGACGGTGTACAACTACGGCTCGCGCCACACCACCGTAGAGGCGGGCCGTGGTGTGGGCAAGACCAGCGGTATGCAGGCCCCCTACATGGTGAACTGCACGCGCACGATGCCCCGCGGCACCTTCCTCTTCCTGGGCAACAGCATCAAGCAGCTCTTCACCAAGACGGTGCCCGCCTGCCTGGCCTCCCTCGAGGAACTGACCGGCCTGAAGGAGGGCGTCCACTTCGTGCGCGGCCATGCCCCCGCCAAACTGAAGTTCATGGAGCCCATCACCAAACCCCGCGTGTGGGAGAACTGCATCCACTTCTGGAACGGGGCGGTGTGGTACATGGTCTCCACGCAGGTGAAGGCCGCCGCGAACGGTATGAACGTCTGCGCGATTGCGGACGACGAGTGCAGGTTTCAACAGGAGTCCGTCATCAAGAGCGAGATACTGCCGGCCCTCCGCGGCATCGTGACCAACCATCCCGGCTTCGACGAGGAACGCAACCCCTTCTACCGTTCCACGCTGTTCACCAGCGACGCACCCCTCACGCGCACGCAGGGGTGGATGCGCAAGCGCATGGACGAGCAGACCACCGACATCAACCGCCAGATTGCCGACATGCTGGCCGAGGCGGCGGTGTGCCCCGACATCGTGGACGCCCCCCGCTTCATCACGACGCTCAACCACCTGCGCACACAGAGTTACATTTACTTCGCCTTCAGCTCCATCGAGAACGTGAGCATCCTCACCGAGGAGTTCATCCGCGACATGAAGCGCAACCTGACGCCCACCATGTTCGACATCAGCATCGTGAACAAGGAGAAGGAGGAAGTGACCGAAGGCTACTACTCCGCCCTCAACATGGCGGACATCCACGGTTACGACAACAGCGACGAGAGCCAGCTGGAGGCGGCGGAGAAGTACCGCACCCGCACGGTGACGCAGATCTACAGCGCGGGACGCTCGCTCCGGGTGGACGGCGAGAGCATCGACCTTGGCGAACTGGCCAAGGCGGACGACTGCACGATGGACACCGACATCCAGCCCACCGAGCCCCTGCGCATCGCCCTCGACTACAACACCAATGTGAACGGCATCGTGACGGGGCAGACCCCCTCGCGCCACGACAGCAGCGTGCTGCGCGTGCTGGGCACGCTCATCAACGTGAAGAAGTCGCGCCTGGAGGGACTGATGGAGATGTGGTGCCACTACTACGAGCCCCACCGCTCCGCCTGTCGCGACGTCATCTTCTACTACGACAGCACGGCCAAACAGGGCGCCAGCTACGCCAGCGAGCGACACGACGAGACCCGCTTCTACAACATCTGCAAGCGCATCCTGAAGAAGCACGGATGGAACGTGCTGGAGGTGGACATGGGCCAGCAGATGGGCGCCACCAAGAAGTACGAACTGATGAACGCCTGCCTGGCCGGCACGCAGCGACCGCTCATCCGCATCAACCGCGACAACAACCGCTACCTCGTCACCAGCATGGAGAACTGCGGCGTGATAGACACCCCGAAGGGCTTTGCCAAGGATAAGTCGAAGGAGAAGTACCGCGTGCCCGTGGGCGCCGATCCGCTGGAAGAGTACGCCTCGCGCCCCGACCTGAGCGACGCCTTCGACACGCTGGTCATCGGCACGCGCAACTACGGCTCCGGACGCATGATGGGCATCGGTATGCCCCTCTGCCTCTGATTGCGTAAAACGAAAGAAATTGAATAGAACGAAAGAAAATGAAACAAACGGAATAAAATGAACTTTTGACTCATGGGAAAGAAAGATGATTTATCACTCGAAATAAACCCCAAGGACCAGCTCAACGAGGAACTGCTGAGCGCCTTCCGCAGCACTTACGGCTGGGTGGTCTGCGAGGAAAAAGCCGACGAGGTGTTCACCTTACGCCGTCTGCGTGAATACTTTATGTGCTATCCCTCGCCCCGGCAGGGCGACCTGCTGCCCTACTACCTCGAACGCCTCGACGAGATGGGCTACCACACCACGACGGCCTACGACGGCCAGCCCGCCATCATGTGCCTGAACATGTGCCGCAAGCACCGCGATGAAAATTGACGAAAGAAATTGATGCAAACAGAAGAAAAAGTGAAAAATATTGTTTAAATTTGCCCGCGATATGAGTAAAGCCAACGAACGAGATACGCCTACATGGGCAGAGAAGCTGCGGGGCCTGTTCCGGAAGAAGCGGAAGACAGCCGACCACATTGTACGCGAGGTACGATGCTTCGAGACGCTGACCGCCATGATGGAGGCCAACCTGCTCGGTATCGACCTCGACCGCATGGTGGTAGTGCTGGACGTCGCCCTTCATCTGCAATATATGAACGACGACTCCGCCTACGCTCATTTCATGGAGCAGTGCCGGCTGTACATCAACTTCATGCTCAGTGCCCGCCACGAGGACCCCATGGAGTACGTGACCCGCGACGACCGCATCAACTTCTTCGTGACGATGCGCAGCCGGGTGTTGCGCGACGACGAGGGGGAATGGCTGGAGGAGCCCCTGGAGTGCATCGAGACGCTGCTGGTGGGGAAGTACGAACACGGGGCGGTGGATTACACGAACCTCGACCCCGCGGACGTGAAAGCTTCCGCCCGACGGATAACCACATCAAATTAACCCATATAAATAAACACTATAATACAAAAGAAGTATGGCATTAAGATACGAGAAGAAAGAAGTGACCCTACACTTCAAAGAAGGTCAGCCCACGGTGTACAAAGTGGCACCCGTGAAGGAACAGACCATTGCCTACGACAAGTTGCTCGAGGACGTAGCGCGTTCCGCAGGAGTCAACAAACAAATCACTACCATGGTAGTCAGTTCGCTGATCGACTCGATGGTGTACATGATGGACCTGGGCCACCCCGTCAAGCTGGGTGACTTCGGTTCCTTCAAACCCACCTTCAACGCCAAGACCAGCACCACGGAGGAAGGTGCCACAGCCGACACCATCATCCGCAAGAAGATCCTCTTCTATCCCGGCAAGAGTTTCAAGAACATGCTGGCCGACATCAGCGTCACCAACAACGGCACGACGGTGAGCGGTGACACCGAGACCGACGAGGAAGAGGATGCCACGGCAGGCACTACCCCGTCCACCGGAAGCAGCTCTACGGAGGGCAACGGTCCGACGAGCGACAAGGACAACGCCCAGCAGGGTAGTGATGGCGGATTTGAATAAGGTTTGTCTTTAATTTGAATATAACAGTAAGCCAAGAGTAGTATTAACACTAAAGTAAGATGAATAATCCTAACGGAAATAATATTCAAGGTGAAGGAATGCTCATTTCAATAATGGATTAAGTAATTGATTTTTTTCAATTTGATTTTTCATGAATTTATATTATTTTTTAGGAGTAGGAAGGCCTGTGCGGGAGCATCGGCCTTTTTATTTTACATATATTTTAGTGCAGCACAAATTTTTCTCTAAATATATTTGGTAGTTATATATTAAATATATATCTTTGCATACGATAAAATATATAATCCGACGATAAAAGACAAAAGATATGGAAGAGAAACAGCGTCGCCTCGCCAAACTGATTCATCTCAGTCAGGAAGAGGTGTATTACTTGAAGATAGAGGCTGCCCGCCAGCGCACCACGGTGAAGGGCTTGGTGGAGAGCCTTGTGGCGCAGTATGCCAAGGAGGTGGCGGAGAAGGAACAGACCTTGGTCCTGCCTACCGAGGAACCCGAAGCCGAGGCGAAGGAGGCTCCCGTGGAGATGGACAAGGTGGAGCCCATCCGCATGGAGCCGCAGACCGTGCGCGAGGAGACCGATACCATGTGGCGCGACTACGAGCGCGACCGGCTGGGCACCTACGTGGAGGAGCTGGAGCGGCTGAAGCGGGAACTGGCCGAGCAGAAGGCGGCTGAACCGCAGCCGGAACCGCAGCCGGAACCGCAGCCGGAACCGCAGGCCGAGGAAGATCCGGCGGTGAAGAAGGTGTACCGTGGGCGTGTGAAGCACCGCACCGACTGGGATCTGAGTGCGACCGTGTGCGTGGCTGGCCGTGTGTACACCCGCAAGCGCGTACCCGTCTACGAGGGTGTGAAGCAGTTGCAGGCCTACGTGCGCGACAGTGCGGTGAACCGCATTGTCGGGAGAAATGGCAGTTGGTATGCAGGCAAGTGCAATCGACGCGGCGGCTATGCGGGCGGTTTTTACCCTGAAGATGTGGATACCGTGAATGGGGCTATTCATGCCTTGGGGCAGGAGGTGTTACAATATCGTATTGAGCCAGAAGATGCCCGTGCGGTCATCACAGAGAAGATGCGTGCTTTGGGTCGTATCTTCCCTGCGCCCGAACTTTACGCGGTGCGTTTCGGAAAAGACCAAGCATGGTGGTATAACAAGTTGGGCACGTATGGCAACGGATTCAACGCCGAGGAGCGTGCTTATATCAATGCCACGATAGAGGAAGCGGCATATATCTTGTGCGTCACGCAGTTGGTGATGGAAGAGGATGCGCCGGCGTCGGCATGAGAAGAGTATAAACTTTAAATAGGAACAAGATTTTTGCTCAAACGGACGGGCCAACTTCCTGGAAATCGGCTAAAAATGCTCCATATTACCCCAAAATAGGGACGGAAATCACTCCGTCCCTTTCTTTTTGCCCGAGAAAAAACGCTATTTTTCACGTTTTCAGCAAAACAAGACCCCGGAATCGGCCCCGCTCGAAAAGAAAACCCCGCGCCTCGCTGCGCCGCGCCCGGGCGGGCCGGCGGCCCGCCCGGGCGCGTATATGCGGCCCCTCCGGAGGCCCCGAAGGGCCCGGCCCGGGCGCCCTCGGCGGTCCCCTGGCCCGCCATCGGTGGAGGACGGGCGAGGGGTCCCGGCTCGGGGTGATCCGGTGCCCCTGAAGACGGGCGGGCCGTCCCCGCCCA